TATGAGCGAAAATTCCAATCCTATCGAAGAGATAGAAAAAGAAATCGAAGAAACAAGGCGTAAAGCTAAAGGTGACGATTTTGAAATAGAAATAGCTGAAGACAAAGAAGTTGAAGCTGAAGCTCAGGCTGAAGAAGGCGAAGGGGTCAGTAAAACCAAAGAAGAAAAAGCTAGAGAGTATAGCGAAGCAGTGCAAGCTAGACTTAATAAAATGTCTGCTCAAAGGCGACAAGCTGAACTTCAAGCTAAAAAATATCAAGAAGAAACTGCAGAACTTAAGGCTAGGCTTGCAAGGTTAGAAAGTCATACAAACAGGCAACAAAGCGATAGGTTACAAAGTGACTTCGATAGACGCTATGCTTTAACAAAGGAAGCTTTGAAAAAAGCAGTTGAAGAGGGCGATACTGATGCACAAGTTAGTTTTTCTGAGCAATTAGCTGATATGAGAGCAGCTATAAGAGTAAGCGAAATGCAAAGACAATTTAGGCAACAACAGCAAACACAATCGCCTACAGTTGGAAGAGCACAACAAGCTGCAGTTAACCCAGCACCACCTAAAGCTATGAATTGGTGGCAACAAAACCAATGGTTTAATGCACAAGGTTATGAAAGAGAAACGGCAGCAGCTAGAGCTATAGACGTTCAACTAGACTTGGAAGGCTACGACAAGAACTCAGACGATTATTACAATCAATTAAATAGTCGTTTACAAAAGGTCTTTCCAGAGTTAGTATCAAGTAACGACCAAAGTATGAAGAGTAAGAGTAGAAAGATAGTAACACCAACTACGGGTGGCTCAACGTACAGAGGTAACAGGGTTCGCATGACGCAGGATCAGTTACGAATGGCTAGAGAGCTTGGAATTAATGATGAAGCTGGACTTAGAAAGTACGCTTCAGAAATACAGAAAAGTCAAAGGAGTTAATCATGGCTGAAAATAGAAATGTAAGAGCAAGTGAAACCCGAACTGGTGTTCGAGACGAGGAGTCAAGACCTCAGACACATTGGACACCACCAGCGTTGTTGGATGCACCAGAACCGAGACCTGGTTATGTTCAACGATGGGTAGCTACCTCGATTCAGGGGAAGGACACACCTGACAATGTATTCAAGAGAATGCGTGAAGGGTGGGAAGCTCGCCCTGCTAGTACTGTGAAAAGTAAGTTGTTCCCAACTATAAATCATGGACAGTGGGAAGGTTGTATTGGAATTGAAGGAATGTTGCTGTGCGAAATGCCAGAAGAGAGACATAGGCAGATGAAAGCTTATTACTCTAATAGGAACGTAGAGCAAAACGAATCACTTGCAGGCGACCTTGATGCATTAGGGCAAAGAACTGGACAACGAATCTATCAAGAGAGGAAGAGTTCAGTTAGTGGTGGCAGACAAGTGTCTGCTATGGAAGACTAACTATTTAACTAGGAGATAAAAAATGGCAAATGTTGATGCTGCTTTTGGGTTTGTACCCGTACGTCATCTTAGTGGTAATGGTTACTCTCGTGCAAATGTATATACAATTACTTCGGGTTTAGCTGAGAACATCTTCACTGGTGATCTCTGCATAATCACTGCAGATGGTGTAATAACACCTCACACTGCCACAGAAGTTAATAATATAGGCGTTTTCGCAGGAGTATCTTACACTGCTTCAGATGGCTCTTATGTTTATTCACAATACTGGCCGTCAGGAACTGTAGCTACAGATATAAAAGCTTACGTTTATGATGATCCTTATACTGTGTTTAAAGTTCAATCTGCAGGAACTACTGCTCAGACAAACATTGGTAATTGTGCTGATGTCGTGGCTGGTGCTGGTTCTACAACCACTGGACAATCTGGATTTGAAATATCAGGAACTATGGCAGCCTCTGCGGCTACTACAAAAATCATAGCTCTATATGATGCTCCAGACAACGCCTTTGGTGCAAATGCAATCATGGAAGTTCTTATCAATGAGCACTTGCTCAAAGATAGTGCTGGAATATAGGGAGATTTAAACAATGGCAATGAATAGAGCACAATTTGCAAAAATGCTTGAGCCTGGTTTGAATACCTTGTTCGGCTTAGAATATGATAGTTACCCACCAGAGTATGCACGAGTATTTGAAAGCAACACATCTCAAAAAGCATTTGAAGAAGATGTATTGTTGACAGGTTTTGGTGCAGCTCCAACTAAAGACGAAGGTGCAAGCGTAAGTTACGATAGTGCATCACAACAGTGGACTGCTAGATATCAGCATGAAACTATTGCTTTAGCTTTCTCAGTTACTGAAGAAGCTGAGGAAGATGGTCTTTATGGGTCAATCGCATCTCGTTATACAAAAGCATTAGCTAGGTCTATGGCTTCTACTAAAGAAATCAAAGCAGCAAATGTTTTAAATAACGCAACTTCAACAAATGGTGGTGATGGCGTTCCTTTATTGAGCACATCGCACCCAACTCAAAATGGTAACCAAAGTAACACTTTAGCTACTGCTGCTGATTTATCAGAGACTTCTTTAGAGAGCATCTTGATAAACATTGCAGATATGAAGGATGACAGAGGATTAAGAATTGCTGCTCAAGGCACAATGCTTATTATCCCAACTGCTTATACTTTCGTAGCTGAAAGATTACTTGAGAGCCAGTTAAGAACAGGAACTGCTGATAACGATCTCAACGCTATCAAGTCTGGTGGATACTTACCACAAGGCTATCATGTGATGAGAAGATTAACAGACAGTGATGCATTCTTTGTTAAGACTGATGTTCCTGATGGACTTAAGATGTTCCAAAGAAGCCCAATGAAAAAGGGCATGGAAGGCGACTTTGAAACTGGAAACATTCGTTATAAAGTGAGAGAAAGATATTCTTTTGGTTTCACTGACTGGCGTGGTGTTTTTGGTACAGAAGGTGCAGCATAAGAACCTCGCACTTGGAGAGGGGCTAGTCTCCTCTCCTTTTACTATTAACCTTGACTGCGAAAGCAGACACTAGCCAAGACAAGGAGAATACACATGGCTAATACAACATTTACAGGTCCAGTTATATCTAACAATGGATTTCAAGTTGCTCCAGTAGAACTTGCTGATGGTGACATTACAATTACTAAATTAACACATGGTGGAAGAATTAACTTTGTTCCAGATGGTGGTCAAGACAACACCTATACACTTCCAGCACCAGAAGCTGGGGTTTCTTATAGATTTGTGTATGGAGGAGCTGCTGCCGATGCAACAGACGCTATATTCGTAACACCAGGAAACTCAAACTTTTATATTGGTGGTGTAACTTTCTTAGATACTGACAATGAAATTAGTGCAGTATTTGCAGATGGAAACTCTAACAGTAGCTTGCAAATAAATGTGCCAGCAGGATTTGATGTAACATTTATAGGCGTTGATAGCACAAATTATAGAGTTATGGGTTCTGTTACTTCTGCGACTGCCCCAGTGTTTGCTGACCAATAATTAGGGGGTATAAATGGCTGATATCGTAACAACAACTACGATAGCTGATAACCCTCGTGAGGCTGTGTTCGCTTTTCAATATCAGTATGTCGATACTGGCAATGAAAGTGCAGTTACGAAGATTGATGTATCGTCTTTGGTCAAAAATTCCAATGGTGACACATGCACAGGCGTAAGAATACTTGAATGTTGGTGGATTATTGAGGGATTGACAGTAGAAGTGTTAGCAGATGCTACTACAGATGTTATTGTCATGCACTTAGCAGAAAGCCAACAAGGATATCACAACTTTGAAAAGTTTGGGGGATTACCTTCAAGCTCAACATATGGCACAAGCCCAACTGGTGACATTAAGTTCACGACAACTGGGTCTGCTGCAGCGGGTGATGCCTATCAAGTAGTCTTAAGGGTAGCTAAAGAGTATTAAGGAGAATAAATATGGCTCAAGTATCTTCAATTAGTAGGGTTGGAACTACTGAGCCATTTTATCTTCAAGTAGCTCGTAATCAAATATCATTTCACAAATCTAATTTTAAATTTGGTTTTAATGCTGATGTAGATGATTCTTTGGAGACAGTATGGGCACAAGGTGGATTATATTCCTATCTAGCTTCTGCTTCTGTACTTAAAGTCTCTAGCTCATCAACTGCAGATACTTCAGCAGGAACTGGTGCTCGAACTGTAGAACTTTTTGGCTTAGACACAAACTATGATGAAATAAACGAAACAGTTACTTTAAATGGTCAGACTGCAGTAAATACAACTAAGGAGTATTTAAGAATAAATAGAATGGTTGTTAGGTCTGCAGGAACTGGTACTCAGAATGCTGGTGTTATATATGCAGGAACAGGAACAGTCACGACTGGTGTGCCTGCAAACAAGTACGCTACTATAGCTATAGGCGACAATCAGACTGTAATGGCGTTATGGACAGTTCCAAGAGGTTATACGGCATACCTATTACAGACAGATATAACTGTAGCCACTACACAAAATAATAAATATTGTACTGTTCACTTGGTGGCAAGACCAAATGGAGAAGTGTTTCAAATTAAAGATAAATTCGTAAAGTCAGAAAGCTCAGTACATCAAACATACACTATACCCTTAAAGTTTGAGGAGAAAACAGATATTGAAGTTAGAGCCATAGGCGATAGTGCAGGAGCAGACATAGCTATATCTGCTGGTTTAGATATTATATATATACAAAATGATGGAGCTTAAGTATGGCAACAAGTGGTACAGTTGCATTTAGACCAGATGTAGAAGAAATAATTACTGAGGCTTTTGAGCGTTGTGGTATTGATGTGCAGACAAGAACTGGTGATCACGCTATATCTGCAAGAAGAAGCATTAACTTATTGTTTTCTGAGTTTGCTAATAGAGGCATAAACTACTGGACTTTATCACAAAACACCTTGCCATTAGTTAATGGTACTACGAGTTATACACTTCCAGTGGGAACTATAGATATATTAGACGCAGTTATAAGAGATAGCTCAAGTAACACAGATCAAATTATTAATAGAATTACAATACAAGATTATAATCAATTGCCAAACAAAGATACTGCAGGAAAGCCAAGTCAGTATATGATAGACAGACAATATACGCCAGTAATTTATTTTTGGTCAGTGCCTAATACATCTACATATTCTTTAGTTTATTGGGCTATGAACCAATTAGAGGATGTTACTTTATCTAATCAAGATGCAGATGTGCCATATAGATGGAGTGACACTATATGTGCTGGGTTAGCTTCTAAATTGGCTATGAAATATGCACCAGAGAAATTTCAGTTATTAAACGAGATGTATGAAAGGTCTTTTAACTTTGCGGCATCAAGTGATAATGATGGCGTAAGCTTGAGGGTTCAGCCAACTGCGTTGAATATGACATAATGGCGAAATTAGCTAGTGGCAAAAAATCTGTAGCGATAAGCGATAGAAGTGGTTTTAAGATTAAATATACTGATCTTAAGACAACTTGGGATGGCTTGCGTGTTGAGCCTAGCGAATGGGAACCGAAACACCCACAATTAACGCCAGCCAAAAATGTTGTAGATGCTACTGCTTTATTTCAACCACGACCAGACAATGATCCTGAAAATGTATCTATATTTTATGGCTATAGTACACAAAATATATTTGCTTCAAGAGTAGAACGCTCACAAAAGGGTGTTGGTATTGTAGGAGTTGGTTCTGTAGGCTTCTTGGATACGATTAGGGCTGACATGACAGTAGATGCCACAAGTGTGTCTGGAACTGGAGCAATAGGCGATGCGATAGCTTCTGACAGCGAAGATGTAGTTGTAACTGGCGTATCATCTACTGGTGCTATTGGCACAGAAACATTTGACACTGGGGCAGAGCCTACAAGTGCAATTGGTACTGGGGCTATAGGTGACGAAACATTTGAAACAGACACATTGCCTTCTGGAGTTGCAGGAACTGGTGCAATTGGAACTATAACATTCTTTATTACAGTAGATGCTAACGTCACTGGCGTAAATGGCACTGGTGCAATTGGTTCAGAAACACCAGAATCAGAGATTAATGAAACTGGTGTCGCTGGTACTGGAGCTACAGAAGCATTTGGTGTAAGTGGTAATGGAAACATTCTGTTACAAGTAACAGGTGTAAGTGGTATAGGAGCAACTGGTGCAGTTGGTGAAGAAGTAGGAGTTTCAGAGGCAATAGAGACTGGCATAGCTGGAACAGGAGCAATAGGCACAACAAGTATTACCATTGATTATTCATCATGGGGTGATGGAACTTGGGGTGATGGAACTTGGGGTGAATAAATGAATTATACAAACTTAGTAGCAGACATACAAAATTTTATGGAAGATGACAGTACAGAATTTCAAAATTCTATACCTGACATTATAACGCAAGCAGAGGCAATGATATTTGCTAGATTACCTAGTTTACCTTGTTACAGACAAAAACAGAGTGGTAGCCTTGTTATTGGCACTGCAGAATATGCAGTAGCTAACGCTAGAATGATTAGGCAAGTTTCAGTGACCAAAGCAGATAGTGATGTAATATATCTAAAACATAGATTAGATTCATACTTAAGAGACTATGTTCCCAATGCTACTACACAAGGCACACCATTTATGTATGCGACAAAAGACGCTGACACAAATGGTATAACAATATTACTGGGCCCAGTACCTTCAGCAACGCTTGCTTATGAGGTGGATTTCGTGGGTCTAGAAACAGGATTATCTGTTTCCAATGCTAATAATTGGATAGGAGATAATGCAGAGCAAGTTTTATTATCAGCTTGCCTATATGAAAGTTCCTCTTTTCTAAAGGCACCCGATAGTGTAAACTTATATAAAGCACAGTTTGATGAAGCAATAGCTTTATTTCAACAAGAGATGCAACGTAATTATAGAGCAGAATACGAAGGAGGTATTTAACAAATGGCAATTACACAAGCAATGTGTACAAGTTTTAAGGCAGATGTTTTAAATAAAGAACAGGATCTTGAAGCTGATACACTAAAAATAGCACTTTACACAAGTTCTGCAACATTAGGAGCAGCAACTACTGCGTATTCTACAACAAATGAAATATCAGGAACTGGATACACAGCAGGAGGTGTTACACTAACATCAACAACAGTAGCGACTACTGGCACAACTGCATACTTTGATGCAGATGACCCAGAATGGACTGGTGCAAGTTTTACTGCTAGAGGTGCTTTAATATACAATAGCACTAACGCAGATAAAGCTATAGCAGTTCTGGACTTTGGT